TTTGATAATATTATTCTTTACAGTGGTGCGTGATAACTTTGCACCTTTAAAATTAATTGATTTTTGCATAATGTTTTATCCCTTGTTATTAGATTGACATAACCAGTTATGCCGTTTATATATAAGCATTCCATAATATTATGCATTGCTTTATGTATAGGTATATTATCTCATAGTATATGCCACTAGTCAATTAAATACGGGCTTTAAAAGCCTTTCAAGGTATGATATAACCAACTAATTTACACCGTTAACCTTTGCCCTTGCTATTTAATAATAATGCCTTAAATGGTATATATGGGCTTTACTTTTTAATAGGCGTAAAAAAACCCCAATTAAGGGGCTTATGTTAAAGGGTTATTGTTTAAGCTACTTTAGCGACCGCCTTTTTCTTTGCTACTTTCAAAAGGTTATTAATAAAGTATTGCTGTGACGCATAATCCCAATGTTCAAACAAACTAGTAAAAGCATCGTTATCAAAACTTTCGTTGTCGTATTGAACAGTTAAAACATCGCCAGTTTGAACGGCTTTAGCGTTACCGCCTTGCGATTGCTTTACTTTGTCAATCTTTGCCGTTTGCTTTGAGCCTAACCCTTGCAATGATACGCCCAACTCTAATTGCTTCGATACTTTAGAGATTAGCGTTTTAAATGTTGCAAGTTTACCCGTATCAACTACTTTATAATGCTGGGCAATTTCAATTATGTATGTGTCAATGCTATTAGTTAACCAGTCGTTTATTTGAGTAGTAATCAGTTCGCCTTGATTAGTATAATCATTAAAGCCGACAATAAATTCAGTTGCTTGATTAGATTGCACGGGTGCTGTGATAGTAGTAACAGTCTTTAGTTTTCTAGTGTTTTCAGTTTTCATATTATGTAACTCTCATATAGTTTAAAGGGCGTAGCTCTCAATGGCTACAAACATATTATCGCTTATTTTTTGGGATGTGTCAATACAATACTGAATTCATTTATGCAATTAGTTTGGCATAACCTAGTTATGTGAGATTGATATACGATATTAGAATGCGGGGATGTATTGCTATTATGTAACGCTTATTGAATTCATATATTAATACACCTGATACACGCCACGTATTAAAACCATTTGAGCGGGCATATTACATTAGTGTTTGCTTATATGTATACCCCTGCCACTGACAAGGTTATTATCCATTACTATATAATGATATGCTGATATGCCGAGGGGCGGGACACCCTTTTGAAATTCTGCGTAAAACGGGGAAACCCACCTATGTATAAAATTTAGTAATTTCCATAGTATATAACCATTCCCTAATATAGTGTTACAAGTTAGTAACGGGGAGTATCCCATTGGGGGTATATGGCATATCTCTTTAGGGATATACTGTATGATTTAATCATTCGCGGCTAAGGAAGTACAGTATAATACTCTTACGTAGGGCGAACTTCTGTCTGTACTACAGCATATCAACAGCACAGTGTATAACAGCAGAAGATAACACACTTACTTTCACCAACACTTAATAAACTACAGCAGATACTACAGAAGTACACTACGTAAGTAACAAAAAAGGTTTTGTTTGTAGGAGAAAAGTCAGTAAGTTGTCAATTAGGTTAATGTCATTTAGCTTTTATGGTATAATACACCTATTGAAATATTATTTTTATAAATTTTATGACTAAGAAAACTGAGAAGGAAGTGATTGAAGATGCTAAGTACAAGGTTGCTGCTGAGACAGGCAAGTCACCTAGTGATGTAGTAGTTGAAGTAGTCAGAAAGGTAGGTAGACCAGGTAAGGGACTATCTAAGGTCAGTCAAGGTAAAGGTGGTAAGATTAGTAGAAGAACTACTACTAAGTATAAGCCTACAGATGACGACTATTCAAAGGTAGAAGAGATGGTTACTATTGGTTTAGACCAGCATACTATATCACGTATTATGGGTGTCTCTATTGCCACACTAACTAAATATTACAGACATACATTAGACACAGCTAAAGATAAGCGTACTGCTTCTGTAGCTGGTGTAGCTTATAAGATGGCTATGAGTGGTGAGTCAGCTAGTATGACTACATTCTGGCTTAAGACACAAGGTGGTTGGACTCCTAAGCAACACGTCATACACGAGGACCACAGCTTTGATATTAGTTGGTCTGAAGATGAGGATGACATTGCAGATGCTAACCGTAGGGACGAACCAGCGGTACATTGATGGATGAATATGGTGGGGAGAAACGTAAAGGGATTGTAATACCTTATACGCCACGAATATTACAAGCTAAGTTGCACAACGAACTAGGTAGATTTAATGTTGTTGTGTGTCACAGAAGATTTGGTAAGACTGTATTTGCTATTAATCAAATGATTAAGTCAGCTATACAGGATTTACAAACAGGTAAGAAAGCACCAAGATATGCGTACTTAGCCCCTTTATTTAAGCAGGCAAAGACAGTAGCTTGGGACGAATTAAAGCGTTTACTTAGAGATTTCCCTGACGTTAGGTTTAATGAAGCGGAATTAAGAGCTGACTTTATGGGTGCAAGGATACAGTTGTACGGTGCTGATAATCCAGATACATTACGAGGTATTTACCTTGACGGTGTTATCTTGGACGAATATGCACAGATGAATCCTAAGATGTACTCAGAAGTTATCAGACCTGCGTTGTCAGATAGAAAGGGTTGGGGTATATTCATTGGTACACCTAAGGGTAAGAACGAGTTCTACGATATATACCATACAGCTAAGGAAAAGAAAGGTTGGAAGAGGTTCTTGTTTAAGGCTTCTGAGACTGGCATCTTAGATGATGAAGAGTTAGAGATGGCACAGCAGGATATGGCTGAGACTGAGTATGCACAGGAGTATGAGTGTAGTTGGTCAGCAGCTTTGAGAGGTGCTTACTATGCTAAGGAATTAGAACAAGCACACGATGATGAGCGTATAGGTAAAGTACCATATGACCCATCTAAGCAAGTGGTAACGTCTTGGGACTTAGGTATAGCAGATAGTACAGCTATATGGTTTGCACAGTATGATGGTAAAGCAATTAACGTTATTGATTACTATGAGAATAGTGGTGAAGGATTACCACATTATATTGATGTATTAGCCCAGAAAGGTTACAGATATGGTGCACATATAGCACCTCACGATATAGTAGTTAGAGAGTTTTCAACAGGTCAATCACGTAAAGACCTAGCTTATTCACTTGGTATTGACTTCCAAGTAGCCCCTAAGCTAAGGGTTATGGACGGTATTGATACTGTACGTACTACGTTGAATAGATGTTGGTTTGATGAGATGAAGACTAAGAAGGGCTATGATGCCTTACTTCAGTACCGTAGCTCATATGACGACAAGAAGAAGATATGGTCACAGAAGCCAGTACACGACTGGACCTCACACGCAGCGGATGCATTCAGGTATCTTTGTGTGACCGAAGTAGTTTTTACAGGGAGTGGGTCTGCTTGGAACAAGGAGTTACCTAAGCAGGATTTGAGTTGGGTAGTATAAAGGAGAAGGGATTATGAATCCAAGATGGCTAGAGAATAACATTATTGAAATGAAAGCAAGTATCGACGAACTTAAGGTATTACTTACAGCAGCTGCTAAAGCACCAGCACCTACTGCTATTAAATCAACTAAGAAGAAATAATTTATGGCTAAGAAAATGACTAAGGAAGAACTATCGGCACACGTTGAACAAGAGATTCAAGGGTCTCTTGGGTACGGTGACGGTAAGTTAACACAACAGCGTACTGATGCTATGGACCGTTACTACGGTAAGAAGTATGGTAACGAACAAGAAGGTCGTTCACAAATTGTCACACGAGATGTTGCTGACGTAATCGAATGGATTATGCCTAGCCTAATGAAGATATTCACAGGTGGTGATAAGGTAGTACAGTTTGAACCTCAAGGTCCTGAAGATGTAGAGATGGCTAAACAAGCTACTGACTACACTAACTACGTAATAATGAAACAGAACCCTGGCTTTAGTATTATCTATAGCTGGTTCAAAGATGCTCTATTACAAAAGAATGGTATTGTCAAACACTACTGGGACGACACTACTGAAGTCACTAGAGAAGAATACAAGAACCTAACTGAAGAAGAATTTAACGCACTACTTGTTGATGATAACATCGAAGTAGTAGAACACACAGCTAATGGTGAGTTGTCAGATGACGAGTTATTGTCAGGTATGCAACAGTCACCTATCCTACACGATGCTGTAGTGAAAAGAACAAACGAGAGTGGTCAGGTCAGAATTGAACCTGTACCACCAGAAGAATTTCTAATTAACAAATACGCAAAGACTGTTCAAGATGCAAGGTTTGTTGGTCATAGAGTTAAGAAAACCAAGAGTGATTTAATTGCTCAAGGCTATCCTAAGTCTAAGGTTGACACAGCATTCTCTGCTACAGAATCCGAATACAAAGCAGAACGTAGAGCACGTTTTGATTATGACGGTGACTCTGTATATGGTGGAGATGTTGATGATGGTATTTGGGTAACTGAATGCTACATACGAATCGACTTCGACAACGATGGTATTGATGAATTACGTAAAATAACGAAGGTCGGGGATGAGATTTTAGACAATGAGGCAGTGGACAGCGTTCCCTTCTCCTCCCTTACGCCTGTTCCAATGCCTCATAAGTTCTACGGTCTGAGTATTTATGACTTAATCTCCGACCTCCAATTAATAAAGACTACCTTAATGCGTAACTTGTTAGACAATATGTATCTAACAAACAACGGGCGTTATCAAGTAGTTGAGGGTCAAGCTAACTTAGATGACCTAATGACATCAAGACCTGGTGGTATCGTACGTGTACGTTCACCAGGAGCTGTAACACCACTAGCTACTCCACAACTAGACCAGAACTCATTTAATATGTTAGGTTATCTTGACAGTATTAGAGAGGAAAGGACAGGTGTGAGTAAGCAATCTATGGGTATGTCTGAAGGTGGTTTAAAGTCACACCAGACAGCTACAGGTGTTGGTCAAGTAATGACAGCAGCACAACAGAAGATTGAACTAATTGCACGAGTATTTGCTGAGACAGGTATGAAAGACCTAGCTAACAGTGTGTATCAATTAGTACAGAAGTTTGAAGCACCAGAGAAGATAGTACGTCTAAACAACAAGTGGACTACACTATACCCTTCTGAGTGGAAAGAAAAGATGGACTGTACTGCACAAGTAGGACTAGGCTTTGGTAATAAGGATATGAACCTTATGCATTTAGGTCGACTAGCACAGTCAATTCAAATGGTTGCACAGCATCCTGCCGCAGGTATGATGATTAAACCTAAGAACGTATACAACTTAATTGCTGAACAAATCAGAGCTATGGGTATGAAGAATGTAGAAGACTTCATTACTGACCCAGGTGACGAGGACGTTCCTAAGCGAGGACCAGGACCAGAAGAGCAGGCTAAGCAAGCAGAGATGCAGCTTAAAGCCAAAGAGCTAGAGCTTAAGATGCAGAAGATGCAGACTGAAAGTGCTCTTAAACAGAAGGAAATGGAACTTGAAGCATTACTAGCACAACAAGAACTAGAACTTAAGTCACAAGCTGCACAGGTTAATATGCAGATTAAGGCACAGGAACTAGAAATCAAGAAGGCAGAGTTAGCTTTGAAACAACAAGAGTTAATTTTGGAAAGGGAACAGGGAAGACCAGTAGCAATCGGTCCTACCTAATATAGGAGAAGGGAATGGGTACGAAGGAGAAGGATATACAATTGGGAAAGGACGCAGAAAGATTTGTTAATGACCCGTTGTACACGACAGCTTTTGCGGAGACAAAAGAAGAACTGATTAAGATGTTACTACAAACTAAAATCAGTGAAGAGACAGAAAGGGATAGAATTTACATTACCATTAAAGCTTTAGGGCTGATTGATGAGCACATACAGAGTGTCATTAATACTGGTAAGCTGGCTGAAGGACAGCAGGAATTCTACGCAGACAATTATTAAAAACTAAGGGAGAAACCTAATGGATTCAGAAACGAATAACCAGATGGAAGTAGCGTTCGAAAGAGCAAAAGAAGGGTCTGCTGAAGAAGCAGCCAATAGCATCCTAGGAATGTGGGAATCAGAAAATGACCAACCTACAGACGAGGAAACTGAAACTACTGAAAGCGAAGAAGAAGTAGTTGAAGAAACAGAGTCAGATGAAGTTGAAAATGAGGAAGTCTCGGAAGAGGAAGCTGAATCAGAAGTAGAAGAAGACGAAGAAAGTGAAGAGCCTGAAGAGGAAGAAGCTGAAGTAGACCCAAGCTATCTAATTAAAGTAGATGGTGAAGAATATGAAGTTAACCTTGAAGAACTTAAAGCTGGATATCAAAGACAATCTGACTATACTCGCAAGTCTCAAGCACTAGCAGAAGGACGTAAGGAAAACGAAGCAATTCAAACCGAACGTCTTAAGCTAGAGCAAGAGAGACAAATGTACGCCAATGGTTTACAGATGTTGAAAGACCAACAGCAAGACAAGCTTAATGAGTTTGGTAATGTAGACTGGGAAACCCTGAAAGAGGAAGACCCATACGCTTATATGCTCAAGAAAGATGAGTACCGAGATGCACAGGATAAGGCACAGAACGCTTCACAACAACAACAGATTGTGCAGCAACAACAGCAACAGCACGCAGCTAGTTCAAGAGCAGAGTTTGTTCAGAACCAGTTCA